TCACCACTCATGTGGGCATCAGGTATTTCAGCTACAACCTTAAAGCCCAAATGTCGGTTTAACTTTAGGGCATCTGTGTTATCAGCACAAATTTGCCCTAGTATAACGCTAACTCCAAGTTTATTAAAGGGGTAATCAAATGCCGCCCATAATAAATCTCTACTCATCCAATTCGTTTCAGCCAATGCCCCAATGTGCATTTCGCAGGCTTTTGGCATGAAATTACAATAACCAACCACAGCTACCAAATTACCATCTTGCATCTGACCGATACATTGGGTGGTTTGGGGTAAGGGAAAGTTAAGTATTCGAACCAGCCATTCCCCCAAATATTGCTGATTTTCAGTAGTTACTGTCCTCACCTATAAGACTCCACCCGCTTCCATTACATAGTCGGTACTTGCCCAATGAAAGTCAATTCCTTGGCTTGCCACATTCATACTAATTGAGCCTGCATAGCCTATTCCTGTCACGCCTTGCCAAAACTTAGTCACAATTAGATTTCCACCCCAGTTTGTGTCATCCCATGTGGATGTATCCCAAACCCCTACATCTAGGGTAGATGGGTTAAACGATATTTGGCTTGTTAGGGGGACTGTATCAAAATCGGTACTAACACCGCATAAAACAGTCGGTAAGCCGTTATCGGTCTGTAGGATAGGGCGTACCATAGTAAAGCGTTTTTGTTGCCCTCTGCGGTCAAAATACGAGTAGGCTTGCTGTACAAATCCGTTAATGTTGTCGGTATCGTCAGAAAATGAGTCATAAAAACGAGCTACATAGCCGTTTCCACCAAAATACATATCCTCATCGCTCATTTCCCAACAATTTGCATCAATATTGGTAAATCTAGCCCATGACTTTGTAATGTTGTGCATGACATATTGTTCAGAACCCGTAGTTACAGGGATGTTAACAATCAACATATTGTATTTGGCTAAGTAATTCATTTGCCAGCCGTAATTGGCAGAATAAGCGTCTGCCGCTTGGCTAATAGCGTAGAAAATCTTATCTGTAATGTTAACTCGTGGGTCTAATCGGGTGGATTGTAAGCCTGCCGATAGGGGCACTAAGCCATCTTGGGTCAATAATAAGATGTCACCACCATATTTAAAGACACATTTACGGGCAAAGGTAGAACCAATGTTCCAAATACCCACCAAAGACCAATTATTAGGGTCAGATGGGTCAGAACCCTTGTAAACAGCGACTTCTCCGTTACTAGTAACAAATACGGCTAGGTCATCGACTCCGTAACCAGCGTCAATAGTCCATGTTCCCATCGCTTGTAGATAGCCACCCTTTTTAAAGATGCCACCAAGAGGAAACTCGGTAACTGCCCCGTTTATTGAATCTACGGGCAAATACCAAAAACTTAGGGAGTTTTCTTGCACAAAATACAGACGCTCTTTAAACAAGTTTACATAAGCAAATGTATTGGAATTTAGACCTGTAATGTAATAATTAATGGAATAAGTACCCATTACAGTCGCATTACCGCTTGGGGCAACCGCCATCGTATAGGTGAAGGTCGAACCACCCGTTACAGTAATGCGATAAGTTCCGTTAAATTGGGATGGGGTAGCACCTGCAACTGTTATGGTGTTCCCTGTAACAAGGTTATGAGGGCTAGCAGTTGTTAGGGTAGCGGTTAAATTACCTGTTCCACCCCTAGTAATACTTGAAATAGTCTGAGCCGTAGCCGTTGTAGCACTTCTTGACCACCTTGTGCCATCGTAAACAATCATGGAGTCAACCCCATTTACAGCAGGCATAAATGAGCCACCAGCAGTCGTAATAATGGCGTGTATCCATTTGCCATCGGTATTTCCTGTCAGACTAGCTGTAGCCGTAGAGGTGCTTGTATCGTAAATAGTTGTAGATGTAGCCCCAAACAGCTTTGTAGTTGTTGGGCTTGAATAGCTCATTAACGATAAGACTTCGCCCGTTATCCCTGTAGAAATCTTGGTATAGCCTTTTCTCAGGGTCACATCCGTAGGCGTTGGGAAGAAGTTGACCATCTGAACCGCATCTAACTGGTTCATTTCGGCAAGCGAATCCCTTGCGTTCCACCCCCCAATCGGGGATGGTAGGGATGCTGTCATTGCCCGTCTTTGCTGTGCGACCGCCATTATGTGCCAAAGCCAGTGTCTGGGATGTTAGCGTAACCAATTAAGACTTTGCTTGGGTATGGTGCAAACGATAGGGTAGCAGAGCCTTTGTCGTTGGCTTTAGCAACATTCAAATAGCGGAAATAGTCTTGTTGCAATGCAGTAGTGTCAAAGCCTTTGATTTGGAAATACTTAAGTTTTGTACCTAAAACCAAGACTGTATCGTCAAATATGGTCGTATCGGTATCCACAGTAAAGCTGTTTTTAACTGCACCAGCAGCACTTCTAGCCCAGCCTTTTGAGCGGTATTCAAAGCCTAAATACTCTTGTGTGTTATATGGTGGCCAAATTTGAAACTTATCGCCTAGAATACGCCACCTAATGCGTGGGCCTGTTGAAATATAACCCGACTTTAGCCATTGCCATTGTTGGGCATCTTCAGGGCCAAGCATCTGCCAATGTTTCGTCTTATCCCAATGCGTATTGTCCGTAATGGCTTCAAAGTCATTAGGTAAAGGGTATTTGGTTTGTGAAAAGGTAAAAGTTACGCTTGTATATGTACCACTAGCTAACTGGCTCATAACAATGGTTGATAAACCTGTGCCTGAGTTGTAAGTTACGCTTGACACATAGGTATCTTGGTTAATGCCTGTTCCTGTAATGGTGTAATTGCTATTTAAGGCTGTAGCGTCACCTGTAACAATAATGTTATAACTAGCGTTGCTAACTGTATTGCCTGTAAAGGTTTGTGCATCGGTGTAAAAACGATACTCCAACTGTAAACCTTGCCAATCGTATTCCTTTACCAAGTCATAACCAGTACGATTCATAAGGGCTAGAACCTGTTGAACATCCTGATTAGTATTACCCGCCACATAGGTAGGAATAGCAAGGTTTAGCTCGCTAGTGGTCTGCTGAACAAGTTGGAGCATCGTTGATGACATAATTATCCTTTTTTACTGTGGTTTACACCCAAGTAGTTGGGGTATAATTATCGGAACTTAGGGCAATTTGAGCTTGCCCTAGCCCCTAAACACAACAACTTATAGGAGTTGCCATGTCTGAATCCAATTTTACCCTAACACAAACAGATTTACATAATTTTTTTGATTATAAAGATGGGGTGCTTTATTGGAAAATATCAAAAAAATGCGTAAATAAAGGTGGAATTGCAGGTCATGTAGATTATTCAAGACCTTATGTTCGTATAACAATTAACCGCCAAAAACACTTAGCCCACAGGCTTATTTATATGATGTTTCACGGCTCTATGCCTAAAATAATTGACCACATAAATGGCAACAAATACGACAATAGAATTGAAAACTTGAGGGCAGCAACTGCTTCTGAAAATAATTACAACACAAAGCCAAAAAACAAAATAAAAAATGTAAGTTTTTACAAAAGAACTGGCAAATGGCAAGTCCAAATAAGATATGACAAAAAAGTTTTACATTTTGGTTATTTTTGTGATTTAGAACTTGCCGAGTTAGTTGCCATAGAAGCCCGTAACAAATATCACGGCAAGTTTGCTAGGCACAATTAAGCCGTTTGTTCAGCTTTTGGCTTGCGAGTTCTAGTTTTCTTTTCAGTAACCGCTTCCAATAAAGCCGCCATTTGCTCCTGCATTAGGGCGAGCTTCGCATCAGTTTCAGCCTTAATTTTAGCAGTTTCCTCGTCTTTTTTGGCAAGTTCTTGCTTTAGCTGATTAATTTCTTCATCCCGTTTACTAGCGTCTGCGGTTTCGGAAGCAAGGTTTAAATAGCTTTTAGCCTTGTCCCTAAAGGTATGAGGTTGCATACCCGCAATCATTCCAATGCGCTGTAACTGGTAATCTGAAGCATTAGCAATAGATTCGACTGTATAAAACTTGATACCTTTTAACTCTTGGGCTTGGGATTGACTGATTAAAGTCCATTGTTCTAAAGGTGTACCCATCATATCGCTACTGGAGTCTTGACTAGCTTGATATTGAAGCCATTGCTTTGGAAAGCGTTGTTTATGGCTATCTCGTGCAAAAGTGTCAATTTCAGTCAGGTTATCTCCAGCGACCATAATGCGTACAAAGTCAAAGTCTTTGAATATTGGTCTGCCAGCTTCGCTTGATTCGTGTTCTAGTTGAACGGCTCGCTTGTAAAACTTAACTGCCAAGCGTGAATCTGCGTCTTGGTTATCGCTATCTATTGCCATGTAATGCTCCTAAGTGGTTAGGGTTAAAAGAAAAAAGGGCTACCCAATTAAGAGTAACCC